TCCAGTCGCCGGTGTTGGTGGCTGCGCTCCAGTCGCCGGTGTTGGTGGCTGCGCTACGGTCGCCGGTGTTGGTGGCTGCGCTACGGTAGCCGGTGTTGGTGGCTGCGCTCCAGTCGCCGGTGTTGGTGGCTGCGCTCCAGTCGCCGGTGTTGGTGGCTGCGCTACAGTTGCCGGTGTTGGTGGCTGCGCTCCAGTCGCCGGTGTTGGTGGCTGCGCTACGGTAGCCGGTGTTGGTGGCTGCGCTACGGTAGCCGGTGTTGGTGGCTGCGCTACAGTTGCCGGTCTGATTTTTGCTGCTCTCGGCTTTTTCTTTTATGTACTCGACCGCAGCTTTTACGATACCTGCAATCCCGATCTCCGCCCGGAGTTTTATTTTCGTTCCGGATCGCTTGCTGTCACCTTCTGCTTCTTCTTCCGTCACACCATCGAGGTCAGCCACGAAAAACCGACTGTCGGCCGGGGCGTAATGGGCGAACACATCCAGCGGGTACTCGCAGCCGTGGAATCCTTTTTCGCATAGCACGGCTTCCGTTTCCTCGTATTCCTTGCCGAGCTCAAACTGGAAACCGCGGCACTTCATATCCTTATCGGTTCCCTTGTATACGATCACTTGACATCCCTCCCCTTATCGTGTATAGTTGTGGTGGTGGTTGGGTCTCCGTCTCTGACGGGGGCCTTTCTTTTTTTGTACTCCTCCTGCTGGCGGCGGATACAGCGCAGAACCCATGCCGTAAAATTACAGTAACCCATTTCGATAAGCTGCTGACGGAACTCCGCCATATTCACATAACCCAAAGGAATACGCACAGACAGCTTATAGTTTGCTTCCCGCTTCCTGCCGGGCTTGTCCGCTATCAGCGCTTCCGCTTCGGCAGTACGCCGGATGCCATAATACTCCGGCCGTTTGCACATACTGTCCAGCGGCTTGGTGTAACCGGGGAACTTCTCCCGGATAACTGCTATCCTCTCGTTCTGCTCCATGGCCTTACCTCACCAGCAGCAGGATAGCCGCTGCTGCGAATATGGCTCCCATTCCGAGGACTACGGCCAAGGCTTCCTGCAGCCACTCCTTTTTACTCATCTTCCTGTACCTCCTTTTGCGGAAGCTCCGGCAGGAATGCCCACCACTGGACTTCGATAGCGCAATCCACATTATCTTTGCTGACATTGAACACCTGATGCTTTGTGCTGAATGGCAAGGTAGCGTATCTTCCCGGATTTGTCTGGCACAGGTAAAGGCCGTCCTTGCTGGGTACGATCTCATCCGAGTTAAACCACCGGATAAAGGTGTTGGTTGTTGCTTCCATGTTGTTCCTCCTTAACTTAACCATCTTGCGAAGCTGGGCAGGCTGATAAAATACTGTCCGCGCTTCCCCTTTGTCTTTTTAAGCGGGATACCGCTGCCCATCAGCGCTCGGTAGCCCATCCCTGTGTACTGCGAAACCTCTGTGAATGAGAGGATTTCTTTGCCGGGGAACCTGTCCATCAAGCGTTCGAGGTTGTCCCGGTAGCTCTCCTTTTCTCTTGGCATTTGTTCCTCCTTTGTGGTATCCTCTCATTGGAGAGGAGGTGAGACGATGAAAACCGTTTATGCAATCGATACGCCATGCTTGCGCGATGCCGGTGCCGTTCGCAGATGCTACCTGTACAGCCTGTCCGATGGCGGCATTGACATCCTTGCGTCTAATGGCTGCGAGGATTGCTCTGGGAGTCCTCTGTGTGCCGATTGCGGAATTCGGATTCGCAAGGCTTTTCAAGAGCATCCCGAACGCTTTTCGGAGGTGGTGTAGCACCGTTCTGTTCCAACAGCGTAACTGCCGTGCCAAGTGCCTTTGAGTACGGCAGCACACTTCCCTCCAGCTCCTTGGCTACGGTGTTCGCCGCACCATGGTCGAGGAGTATTTTTGCGTGCCACAGAACGAGGTGTGCGAGTTCGAGGTCTTCCTTATTCATTGCAGTCCCCCTTATCGGCTGAGGCAGATAACGACATTTATTGCGGTGCATATAAGCAGGATTACGCAGTATGCGATTTCCCACTTTGTCCACTTATTCATCTATCTACCTCCTTTTCCTTGATAAGCTCGTCCAGCGCCTTGCGGAGTTTCGCTTCCGCAGAGGGGGCTTCTCGGTCGGCGTTTAGAACCTGACTTACATACTTGTCATGCAGGTTCGCCCTCCAAGCCACTTCTTTGATGGTAAACCCGGCGTTGTGTATTTCGCCGATTAGCTTACCTGTCCATTGTGCAGGCATCCGAATATTCACGCTCCTTTAATTAAATAGTTGACTTTGGTTAGTTTATGTAGCATAATAAAGGTGCTTACAATATTACGCATCACATACTTCCAAGTGGCGAAGGAATAACCGAAGTTATTTCTTCTATCTGTATTGTAACTAACTTTGGTTATTTTGTCAAGGTAAGTTTCTAACTTTAGGAAGTTTCTTTGTTTTGCACAAATAACGGAGGTTAGTTTTGTATATGTTTTACGATCGCTTCAAAGCTCTGTGTGAGAATAAAAAAACATCGCCAACAAGAGCCGCCATTGATATGGGGTTTAGCAACTCCATAACAACAAAATGGAAAAAGACAGGCGCAACGCCGGACGGTGTTACTCTTGCAAAAATCGCTGAGTACTTTGGCATCACCGTAGACGAGCTTTTGGGCAAAGAAAAACAGCCCACCGATGGTGAGCTGCATCCTGCCAATAAAAAACTTATGGAGCTTTCCCGGGCTCTTTCGCCGGAGGAAGCCGAGAAAGTATATAAGGCCATTTCGCTGCTATTAGAGAAATAGCTCTTTCGCATTGTTCAGGTGTCATTTGTAAAATAAGCTGCTCTAACGCCGTGTTCCAATCCATTGGTGTTCCTCCTCTTTTGTCGATTATTGTAAAATAAAAATCCTTCCAAATTCAGCATGTATTTGGTACAATTCAATTGTAACAAATTGTATTGCCAATATGTACTGACAAATGTTGCGGTTTCGGCGCAAAAACTGTCATGTTTTTCGGACAAAAGTGTCCGGTAACAAAAAACAGGAGATGAGTTTGTGAATTCAGACGAAGAAAGGAATTGGGATAACTTTTTATTGGAGGTAGCCACAAAACGGCAGGAGCATGGAATGACCCACAAGGATTTGGCCGACAATGCCGGGACAGTTGAGAGGACGATCTCCCGGCTGCTTTCGGAGCCGACCAAGAATCCGAGCCTTTTTCTCGTTGCTTCCATCTGCCAAGCGCTGCACATATCTCTCGACAAGCATTTCGTGAAGGAAGTCTACCACAAAGCCGACAGCCAGAACAGCGAAGAAATGATAGAGGTTCTGAAAGAGCAGGTGCGCCAGCGCAGGAAGCTGTCCAAAACACTCTTCGCAGTTATTTTTGTCCTGCTGGCGATGATGATTTTATACCTCATCCTAATCGATGCAAATAACCTTAACTACGGTTTAATTCGGGATTAAGAACAGATGTTCTTTACAAATATAATCGTACCGCATCAAAAGTACAATAAAAAGGACTGATAGAGGAGATGACCAAAATTTGAAAGGTAATGGAGCTGATGTTTGCGGCACAATTCTCGCTAGTATCCTATTCTTCATCTTATCCTCATCCTGTTTATCTCTTTTAGAGGATGCAAATGCATGCGATATCTGCGGAGAGAATGAGGCGGATTCGTCTGTCTATGTAGTCGATGAAGAGCTCAATGTTTGTGAGAACTGCCGATACGATGCAATTTTCTGCTGTGACGGGTGCGATGAATGGTATTACGCAGATGATATAGCCTACTGTGACGATGATACTGGAGAGCTATATTGCGAATGGTGCTATGAGGAGATGGTATAAGTGCGCAAAAAGGTTGCGATCTTTTTATTGCTGCTTATACTGCTATGCATACCAGCGGCAGCACACAGCGGCGGTACCGATGAAAATGGTGGGCACATTGATCACTCCACAGGCGAATATCACTACCACCACGGGTACCCCGCTCATCAGCACGATGGCGGTGTGTGCCCGTATAATTTTGTCGATAAATCAGGTAGCACCAGCGGGAGCAGCGGGAGCGGTAAAGGCGGCGGAAGTGCTGTAAAGGCACCGCCACCCAAAAAGCAAAGCAAGGACGAGCCGTCCGGTATTGTGGCTGCCCTGGCCGTCCTCGGGATAGCGTTTGTGTTTTCTTCCCTCCCGACCATCGGATTGGCAACCGTTATAGAACGAAATTTTGTTGCACCAAGGAAAGTTAAGGTCATGCTTACCGCAGTTTCATTTGAACTGGTTACCGCGGTTTGGATACTAATAATCGCACCTGAACTATTATATCGGGAAGCCACGATTGGTTTGGCGATTACAGTGTTATTGATTGCATCAATTAAAGCCGCATTAAGTGATGATGAAATGTAAACATTATATGCATGGCGAAAATGTTTTCTTATTTTTTATGATTTATTAGCGAATTTCCTGCTTTATTAGTGAAATTTGCGATTTATTCATGATTTTGCGTAACTAAATGGTTGACAAAATGGTCGCGGGAGAATACAATAAAGACAACAGGACCTCCCCGCACCTCTCCGCGAAAGCGTGATGTGACCCAGGGGGGGACATTTTTATTTTAGGAGCTTTTATGGAACAGGAAGTAAAACAGCCAACTACATATGAGGAACAGGTTAACAAATTAAAAGAAAGAGGCTGCATCATAGAGGACGATGCTTTCTGCATCCAAAAGTTGAAAGAAGTTAACTACTACAGACTAACAGCCTATTTCATCCCGTTCTTGGAAGGTGAAGACCACAACAAATATATACTAGGGACAAGCTTTGAAAAGGTTTATAGAATTTATGAGTTTGATAGGAAATTGCGCAGTATCCTATTTTCTGCAATAGAGGATGCAGAAATATATCTGCGTTCTGCCATATCGTATTACCATGCGCACAAATATGGTCCACTTGGATACTTGGAACCAACCAATTTTATACCAAGACATAACTCGAAGAAGTTTAATCATATCGTTGAGGAAGCTATTCATCACAATGAGAATTTGCCATTTGTAAAGCATCACATAGAAAACTATGGGAGAAAGCTTCCAATATGGGCAATGGTAGAAATACTAACATTCGCCAATATATCCTTCTTCTTATCCGATATGAAAAATGCAGATCAAAAAGCGATTTCCAGTGCTTGCTTTGGTGTGCCGCATCCAAAGGTTTTGAAGAGCTGGATACATTGTTGTTCCGACCTTCGTAATTCATGCGCACACTATGGCAGGCTATACAATCGACCATTCTCATCTGTTCCTGCTGGTCTTAATCTGTCCCCGCGGGAAGAAAGACGCCTTTGGGGCGCCTTGATGGCATTACGAGGATTATACCCAGACACCAACAAATGGAACAATACAGTGTGCCACGCATTAGAAGCGCTGTTCGCCGAATACGAAGATGCCATCGACTTACAGCTGATTGCTTTCCCCGAGGATTGGAAGGATAAAATCCGCAAATAAGTGGGAGGAGGTCTACGAGGATGCTATGTAAGAAGTGCAAAAAGGAATTACAGGATGATTGGCTGTACTGCCCTTGGTGCGGTTCTAACGCCAAAAAAGACCCCAAGAAGAATATGTATCAGCGGGCCGATGGGTTATATGAAAAGAAACTAATCCTGAATGGGAAGCGCACAATATTCCGTGGGAAGACGGAACGAGAGGTCATGCAGAAGATTGCCGCCTATACCGGTGAACTGGAAAACGCAAAGACAAAGCCGTTCAAGGTGTACGCGGAAGAATTGGAACGGTCATGGGATAGCCTTTCGAGGAACACCGTACACGGATATAAAGCGCCTTTGGCGGATTGTGTAAACAAATTCGGGGATACACCCGTTGGGGACATTACTCCTGCAATGGTTAAATCGTTCCTCGATGGGCTCGGGAAAACCCGCGCAAGAAAAACAGTAGCCGCACGCAGGCAGATGATAAGTCAGGTGATGGCACTCGCCGTTGTTGCGGGGGACATTACATTTAATCCAGCAGAAGCAAAGTATAAAACAGCCGGGAAGGCATCCGAGGAACGGCCAGAAGCATCTCAAAAAGATATGCAAATCATCACGGAATATTGGGATGAAGATTTGTATTCTAAGCTCGGCTTTCTCATAAAATGCACCGGGCTCCGCATGGGAGAAGCGCTTGGGCTACAGTACCGGGACATTGACAACAATCGCAAGATTATAACCGTTTCAAGGAGTGTTTACTACGAGGGCAATTCACCCCATACAAAAGGCCCTAAGACAAAAGCCGGTAATCGTATGGTTGTAATGGTAAACGAGCTTGTAGGCCGTTTTAATGGTCCTGGAAACGACTATGTGTTTTCGTCCGATGGCAAAACGCTATTACGAAAACATGAAGTAGAAAAAGGATGGCAGGCGTTTTGCGTTAGGCATGGTATGGCCGAGCCAAGGGTAGGGCATGGGTATGTTAAATGCTCCACAACTTTCCATCAACTTCGGCACAGTTTCGCAACGACTTGCAAAGAAAAAGGAGTTGACCCAAAGGTAGTTCAAGAGATGATGGGGCATTCTTCTTATATTGTCACGGATGGGTATACGCATGTCCGCGAATCAATGCTGAACAGCGCGAGGGAAAAACTTGACGGCGCAGAAAAAGCACAGTAATCTAATTATTCCGCTTGCTCAAGCCATTTTTATACGGTTCAAATCCCTCCATCTCCGCCAAAGAAAAACCCGCAGAAATGCGGGTTTTTCCTTTGTTTATGCGGGTTTTCAGGCTTTTTGCGATTTGCGCTTGTTGCATCTTTTTTGCGCTTTTTTGCGTTTCAAGGGCACAGAAAAAGCACAGGAAAATATAGTAAAATGCCCCCTCCAGTTACGGAGGGGGCGTTCTTTTACCATACCCTGTCGGAGACATCAAGCGCCTCGTACAAAAGGTGTTTCTGCTTTGTGGTTGCGTTGGGTACAGCTTTGTCAATGGCTTCTTTCTTCTTGCGGCTGGCAGAGTTGGTGATCGTCTTTCCATTCTCGTCCTTGTCGCCGGTAATGCCGCGGGCAGCCAAATAAGCGCTATAGTACTGGTCATATGTGACACCGCGCGAAACATATTCCGTAGCCTTTTCGTATGTCGCCTTGTTCATCTCTTTGAGCGCATATTCGGCTCCGAATGTCTTGTAGTCAGCATCGCGCTTTACTTCCTTGGAATCCGCACTCTTTATCCCCTTGGCGTTTTCCTCATACACGCTTACCTGCTCCAAGGCGTTTCGGTAAATATCATTGCGCAGTTTGTACAGGTCATTCGCCTTTTCTCTTATCTCTTTTGCCTTGCCAGCATCGAGATAGTCCGCAAAGGCCATATCGCGGTCATAAAGCTCCCGCAGTTGCTTTGTGATTGCCGCAGCCGCTTCCTTCTGGTCACTTAGATACCCATACACAGCCTTGTCGGACGCTGTGGCTCTATCGCTGTCCTTTGCTTTCTGCGCTATGTCAAGCGCCTCGTAGAAGTCGCTGCCGAGCCTGTTTTGGCGGGTGCTGTCCACAATAAACGCTTTTACCACAGCGGGGACATCCGCCTTCTTTGAAAAGGTCGGAAGCACCCAGTCACCAATAAAGCCGGAATACTGATCGATCAGGTAATTGACCTTCTTCGGGGAAAGCCCCTCGATGCCGTTCTTCCCGTGTCGTGTGATCTCACCGAGCCAAATGGAGAACGCATCGGTGCTTTCATCGTACTGCAGATAATCCGGTTTTTCCTCCATGTAACTGGAAACGATGTCGCCGCCGTACCAGGTCTTATTGGTGCTCATCGCAGTAATCCCTGCGAAGATGTTATTGGTCAGCGGATTGTTCGGTGCAATCTGCTCAATAGCGAAAGACGGATAACCGGCAAACGCGCTGCTCGCAGGTTCCCCTTTCAGCCAGCGCCACATACGATTGGTGAACGCCGTAATAACGGAAGGTTCACGGCCCATCGGGATCTTGATAAACTTGTTATCGCCGATTTTGATGAGGATGTTGCTATCCTTGATGTAGTTGGAAAGCTCCTTGTAGTCATCGTCCTCTTTCAGCCCATCATACAGCAGGCCCATAATGATACCGGGTGCAACGCCGTTGATAAGCAAGCGGGAGATCAGCTGTCCAATCTCTTTCCAGCCGCGCCGGTCAATGACATTGCGAATGTTCTTGGAAAGGCCCTGCATACCGGGGTTGAAGAACGGCACAAGGGACGCATTCAGCTTGCGGGCAGCGAAGCCGCCACGCCCGAAGTTTGTTGTGATGTCTGCTGCATTATAGAGCGCCTGCTGCACATCTCCGGTCGCCTCCATCGTGCTGATAAATTCAGCAAGGCGAGGGTACTGCTCGACCGCTTCATTGGCAAAGGAGAGGATGTCGATTACTCTATTCAACCCACCAGCCACTTTATCGACTGCGCCGTTCTTGAAATGGTGGCGGTCGGAAAGCCCCGTCTTTGGGTCATAATAGGTGGTTCCTTTTCCGCCCATCGCCTGATAGAGCTGCCAATACTTCCCGTTCGTTGCGATTTCCTTTACGGCCTTGCCGTAGTTCTTAATGAATGTGGCATTGCTGTAATGGGTAAAGTACAATGCAGACTGTGCATCACGGACGAAATTTCGCACGATGAATACAGGGTTCCATTGCGTGACCAGCTTCTTGAATGTGCTGTTGATGGAGCGCAATGCTTTCATTCCAAAGGAAATGGATTGCTCAATGGGTCTAAACCCATCGGCCATTGCTTCACTCATGTGCAGAGTAACCGGTTTGCCATCCACCCAAATGCGCAGGGTGTTTTTAAGGTTCTCTGCGGAATCCGCATCAAGGTCAACGAGATCGCCTTCCTCTGTAACACTCTGAATGTATTCCGAGATATCACGGGTAGTATCCATTGCATCTTCATACAGCATATTGCCCAGAATGTTCTTTTTTGCTGCGGAGAAGGTCTGCAAGGTCTGCCTGGCAATACTGTCGATCAGCGGCATGATATCCTGGTTGCCACCTTTTGCGGACTTGATGGTGCTGTTCACCGCAACGCTGTTGGGGTTGGAGTAGCCGCCGGAGGTGCTGGGCATATCGCGGTAGGTGGGAACATAGTGCGGATACAGTTCCTTCATGTACTGTGCCATATCAGCGCTCACGAGTCCGCCCTGCTTTCGCACCTCCATCAATCCGTCAAGGTAGGCATACACATCCTTTGCCCACTTCTCAAATTCAGGGTGTGCATCCAGCAGGTCAGCTGCTGCGGCACGGCTATCGTCTGCGGTCACGCTGCTGCCGAATACAGGCTTGTCAAACTGCTTTTCTGCCCACGCCTGGAACTGCTTATATTGCTTGGCGGCGGCGATCTGTGCCTCGGTGTAGGCTTTTGTAAGGGTAGTATCCTTGCCTGCGGCCGTGGCGATGTTCTCATCTGTCATTTCCGCAAAGCCCTTGACTTCCCTGTTCAGTTTCGCCCGAAGTTCTGCAAGCTGCCGCTGCGCGTTTTCGCGTACACTCATGCGGTCTACATTGTGCTCGTGCAGCAGGTAGGTGTAAAACTCATCGGTCAAGCCAGCCTTTTTCGCCGGTTCAAATACCTGCATGAGGTTCTTATCGCCGATCTTCTTGCCGTTAAGGTCGTACTGCCCTGCGCCTCCGATAGAATACTGTGCAGCGGCAGATGCCTGCCCGACATTGTTCGCTGCATACATGATTCTGCTGTCGCCGACTTCGTTCCCGAACCGCTCCAGCTCATCCTTAGTGTTGATCCACTGGCGCTTAAAGGTGCGCCAGCTTTCGGCGGCTTTCTCCTTAAAGGTTTCCTTGTCCTTCTTCGACATTTCGGTCAGAACCTTGGCAACATCTTCCGTAGTGGTGGATTTCTGTTCCGCCGTCCTCAATCGGGCTTTGCTCTTTGCCCTATCCTCCCGCACCACTCGGTCAATGCGGTCCTGCGTCCTCCGCCGGTTGAATTCGTCCTTGGCTTCGGTCAGTTTTTCGTTATACTTTTCCTGTGCCTGCTGGTTGTTAGCCCGCAGGTCAGCGCGGTACTGTTTGGAAAGGGAATCGTACTTCTGCATGAACTCGGCACGAGCCTTTGCCGCTTTCTCCCGTTCCTTGGCTGCCGCCATATCGGCAAGCAGTTTGGTTTCAGCTTCACGCCAGCGGTCGTTCATCTTCGCCTCCGCTGTTGCCTGCTGACGATAGTCCGCAAGTTGCTGGCGAAGGTTCTTTACCTCGGATTGTGCGGCTTTCAAAGCCTCGTCAGCCTTAGCGGTTGCTTCAGACACCGCCCTGTCGATGTCGGCCATGTACTGGGCATCTTCCATGAGGGAATGTTTCCCTCCTGCATCTTCTGCGCTATTCTGCATAGAATAGTTATTGACAGCGGTATCAGATTGTGGTACCATGTCAGCAGAAAAGCTGTTGCTCCCCATTTCAGAGGCAGTAATCGGTTCGGAAGAGCCGAGGGTCTGAGGCCTTTGGGAGACAACAGCTTTTTTGGTTGCGTTGTCAACCAAATACAGCGTATAGTAAAGACCATCAGAATTGCCATATGCTCTTTTTACATCGGCAACAAGATCATACACTTTCCCATCGATCTGAACCGTTTTTACATAGTAATCGAAGTAATCCGCATTTTTATGGTTCTTCGTGTCCCTGCTACTGCGGTCGTATTCTGCATTCTCCAGCAGGTCAAATACATCGCCATCGGCCAGAGAGTTGCGCAGCGCTTTTGCGCCATTGGCCGTTGATCTCCGGTCACCATATATCGGTTTCCCAGCTTCCTGAATGTCTGGTCTTACATAAACGACATGGCCGTTTCTTTCCAGCCGGGCCGTTCTCCCTCGATACTGGTTTTTGATAAGGGCGAGATACTGCTTTTTCTTTTGAGATTCCGAAAGCTGCTGTGTTGCAAGGCTCGTCTCGTAAATTTCCAAGCCATCGTTGGAAACACCAATAAGCGAAAATTTCCCGCTTGCATCTTCTGCGCTATTCTGCATAGAATAGTTATTGACAGCATCAGTGTCTTGTGCTACACTAATGGTGTCGAAGTCAACCGCTGGGTTCCGTCTGGGCAATTGTAGCCCATCTCGATGAAGCAGTCGGTTGGCTTCTTTTTTGCTATACCCTATGAGATTTCCACGGAGCAGCTGATCTGCAATAAAATTGCGGCTGTTTTTTCTCCCGTACAGGCTTGCTATTCTTGTAACTACATCAAATCCGTTATTTCTGCTTAAATGCAAAGCGACAACAACAGGGTTTCCACTGCTATCGGAAACAGATGTAACCACAACAACGGAGGCGGGAACCGTGTCAGACTTCAAGAGAAGAACGGGCTTTTCTATCATTTCCGGAAGTTTGAGAATGACATCGTCGGAAAGCTCGTGACCGTGAGTATCAACGGCCGCCTTTCTCTGGGCCTTCGTTACAACAGACTGTGCCATCACAATCGGCTCATTCGCAAGACCAGCAGCTTGCAAATATTCCGATGTATTGTTCAGGTAGAACAAATCCGTCGGGCGCATCTTCCCGGCCTTGTAATCTGCAAACTGTTCTGCGAACGGGCGATTACTGCCTTTTACAGCCGCATCCATAACCGAGTAAGATATCTTCCCCGCTTCTTCCGCATCGCTCATCGCCTCCATACCATCAAGCAAAGCCCGCTGCGCTTCGGACAGCCTGTTATAGGCTTCCTGTGCAGAGGGCTTTCCTTTTAGCTTTTTGAGGATACGGTTCAAGAAACCTTTAATGCCGGTGGCGGCTTCCGTATTTCTTGCGCCGATGTACTCCAGCATATCCCGGCTGCCCAAAAGATCACCGCTGATATCGGCAGCGACTTCCTCCGCAGCTGCATCCGGGTCAAGCTCAATTCCATTGCGCTCGTACAGTTCGGTTTTGGCATTCATCATGCCCTTTACCATATCGGCATAGTCTGGGTTCTCTACCAGCGTATCAATCAGCCCGGAATACTTGCTATCAGCCACAAGGTCGTGAAACATCTCATGCCCGAAAGTAACCATCAGCGGATCGCGGGAATTGATGTTGACATAAATGGTGCCATCCGGTGCGCGATAGCCATTGGTCAGTCGGTACTGCCCATTGACCTGCACCGCACCCTCAAACCACACGATGGTCTTGCCAAGGTATTTCGCTGCATTGTCTACCTCCGCAACAGCTCTCTTTTTGCTGTTGGGAATTTCAGCTTTCTTATAGCCGATCTCGGTATTGCCGCGCACATCGGTATTGGTGATCTCCTTGATATGACGCTTTCCGTCCACATCGGTGATGGTGTTTTGCTCAACGGAAAGCCATCTTTCATCGGATTCCCGCTGCATCTGCTCCGCCTGCGCCTGCATATCGACATCGAACTGGGCAGCAGCCTGTTCTCCTGCAGCAGCGACACGCTGGGCATATTCCGCCTGGGAGATCGCCTGTTTACCGGACTTCGCAATGTTCTGCGTAGCCACTTCGATAGCGGCAATATCCTGTGCTGTGTTTCCGCTGAACTGTACGCCGGTCAACTGGGAGAATGCCTGTCTTGCGGCAGGGTCGTTATTGATGCGAGCAGCTACGCCTTGGTTAGCTGCTACACCGGCAAGGGCGCTGTTGTAGGCTTTCTCTCCTGCGTTTGCAGGATTATCAACTGTGGGCGCAAAAGCCTGCCCTACGCTGTCCTCGGCCGTTTTAATGGATTGTGTGCGCTGGGCATCGGTAATAGCTGTTGCTACGGATTGCGGAGTAGCTTCCACATTCAGCTTTTGGGCTGCCTGCGCCAGCGCATCCGCTTTGGAGACCATCGCCTTGATCTCATTGATGGAGACCTGGGTAATATCGTTCTGGATTTTTGAAAGGCCGCTCTCGGCATCATAGGTGAGGTTTGCTTCATACAGTCTGCCCACCATTTGGCTGCTGGGGTTCTTCTGCACCTCCGCCGCATAAATGGCAGGTGCGGTGCCTGCGCCTTTCTCCATGCCCTCCTGCACCTGCTGCGCTACGGCAGCAGGGGAAGCATTCAGTGCCTTGCCTACACGGCTGTAGGTGACGGAACGCATCGCAGCGTTGCCGCCGCCCAATACACCGCCTGCAAGAGCGCCCAGCAGGATATCATAGCCGAAGTTGTCCATCTCGTCACTGTCGCCGGTGATGGCTTTTTCAATGGCGTAGTTGATAACATCCTCTGCGCCCTCCTCAATGCCTTCGGAGAGAGCGTCCCGCAGCCACTTGCCACCCACGGAATTGGCGAGGTTATACAGGCCTGGGGCTTCCGCCATCAGTTTCTTGGCCACGGCCTGCCCGGCGGCAGACTTGCCCAGCGAGCCATACAAACCGCCAAACTGTTCGGTAAGCATGGAAGCGCCACCGGCAGCGGAACCGAGTACGAATGCTGTATCCGTATTCCCGTACTTCTCATAGGCATCTGCATATTTATTGCCCGCGGCGGATGCAGCCATCACGGGCAAACCGGAGCCGGGGAGGACCGCGTTTGCAACAAGGGACGGCACCATGTTCGAGATCGTATTGACCAGCTGCAGCGCTCCGCCCTCAACAGCACCAACGCTGGCTACATTCTTTTCGTGGCGCAGTTCTGCCTGTGTCTTATAGTCTGTGATGGGGATTTCTCTCTTATCGGCAAGCCCGGCCCGCTTTACGGCTTCGGCACCGCTTACGCCGCTTTCCATCAGCCGCTTGGCTTCCCATGCCTGCGCTTCCGGATTACCGGAAAGATACGAAGATGCTGCAGCGGCATACTGCCTCATGCTTTGGAATGCATTCTGCACACCAGCAAGGGCAGCATCGCCTGCCTTGAATTTATTCTCGTCCGGGTTGTAGTCCTCTACCGCTTCCGCATTTCGCTGGTTCTTCCACTGGGTATAGGCGTTCTCGTACTCAAAGGCAGCCTTGTTGGCAATCTTCTGCTGCTCCTTGGCCTGCTGCTGCATATTCCCAGCTCGCATATAGGCCCCGGCCTTAATTGCCGCGTCGTCCCTCTGTTTCTTAATCGTATCCAGCTGCTCCTTCATGGCATCGCTCTGCTTACGAGAAGAAGCCCCAGCAGGCGCAGCCTGTGTAGGCTGCGTGCTGGGGGCAGAGGGATTATATTGGGTAGCTTTCTTCACAGATTGAACAAGAGAGGCAATGCCGCTCCGCTGGTAGTTCTGCTCAAGCTCCGCGGCAAGCGATGCGCCGATAGATTTTTGATAGTTTTGTTCCAGCGTTTTTCTATCCATTTTTCCTCCTGTTATTTAAGTTTGAGAAGGCTATCCGCCATTGCATCAGAATAACCGGCCCGGCGCAACATGTTGTAGGAGTCCTGCAAGGCGGCATTGTAATTTGGGTTGTCCTTTTTGGTGGTTTTTGTCTTTGGCTTCGGGGCCTTTGCCAGCCCGGCGGAATAGCTTGCCTGCGCATTCATCTTTCCGCTCTGCGGCTCCCGGTTCGCCTGAATCATGTCAAGGTATGCCTGATTCACCGCATCGGAATAGGCGTTATCCGCATCGGCAAGGCTGCTGTTATAGCGGTTGTTCAGCCGGACATAGGAGCTTTCCGCAAGGCCGCCATTGATGCCCTCACGGGCCAGCTGCCCGGGGAGGTTCTTTAGCGCCATCTCTTTGGCAATGTACGCCCTGCGTGCATTGTCCTCCCGCTGCTGGGCCGCCTGTTTCTGCTGGGCCTCATACATCTGCTGGTTGTAGGCAAGCAGCTGGTCATAGGCAGCGGTCTGCGCATCCAGCTGCGCTTTCAGGCTCTCAAGGTATGCGTCCCGCTCGGAGGTGTCCGTCACGGAGGAGGAAATTGTCGGGGAAACTCCAGCCAGGTTAGCCTTTGCCGATGCAAGAGCTCCGCCCTTTATCGCTGCATCTACAGCGCCCCTGCCGGGCTTATTTACTTCGGAGCCTGCTGCTGCGGCCGCCCTCGCCACATCGTACCCAATCGGTTTTACTGTGCGGTTGCTGCCGCCATCGTTTACAAGGGTTGTGTTCTTTCTCAGTGCCAAAATTACCCCTCCTTGTCATATGCCGCTGTGTCATACTGCTCCACAGCGGCTAAAATTCTCCCACGCAGCGCCTGCGCGCTGGCGTGTTCGGTTCTGTACTTCTCTTTGATTTCTTCCAGCTCGGCGACCAGCTTATCATAATCGCTCGGCACCGGCGTATCGTCATTGAGATACTGCCGCACCAACGCCAAAAACGCGCTCCAGTGCGGTCTGATATAGACAGGGCAATCTTTCCTTGCGTACCAGTCATGGTGCTGGTAGACTGCGGTTTCGTCCAAGTCATGACGCTTTAGAATAGCAGCGCAAAGCCTTGCGCCGTTATCTTCGGCAACCCGGTTATACTCGGCATCAGTTCCGTCCATGATGATCTCGATAGCGATGGTAGTGCTGTTGCCGGGGCCATAGTTTCCATCGGCAGCGTGCCAGCCGACCTCGCCCTCGTCAAGGTTCTGCCATGCTTCGTTCTCGTCCACATAGTAGTGGACACGAACAGACCCCATATTGCAGTTCGGGTAGGTCGCGCGGGTGTACTGCTCCGCCATTGTGGTACCGCTGGGGACTTTAATCCGGCCAGTATTGTGAATAGTCACACCGTTAATGGCGGATAACGCCCGGTTTGCCTTGTACTGCGTACCTTTGCGGTATGTATAACCGGCCTCGGTATAGTCTCGGTTCCATACGGCGCTATCAGGAATAAGCTTTTCATATACCTTTACACCGTTATCATAGCGTACATTATCGGGAGAGAGGAAAGCCATTAGGCTTCCCCCTTTCCTTCGGCATCCAAAATAGCCGCATCAGTGTGTTTGACCATGCCGGTCGTAGCAGCATCATAAGTACCACCGGCAGCCAAGGCCACGATAACCGCATTGAGCAGACACAGGATTACGCCCTGCACCGTCAGCTCGGCTCCTGCAAACGCTTCTGCGCCCACGAGGATAAGTACGGAAACGATATAGGCCAAGAGGTTAGTGTTGATGTTCCGCAGGGGGGTCTGCTTCAAAAACTGGGTGATGATAGTGACCATCATCACAGCGCCGGCATAGGTTCCAAGGGTTGTCCAGGTTACAAATTCGTTCATAGTTACGCTCCTTTTCTCTGCTCAAGGTTGGTTACCCTTTTGTTAAGGGCTTTGTTCTGTTCTTCCAAAACGGGGATCCGTTCCGCGAAGTTATTGTGCAGCCGCACCTCCCGGGTCAGTTCTTCCAGCTTGGTGTCGGTTACGGCCTGCGCCCGTTCCATCTTGTAGTCCCGTTCGGCATTGCTCCGGCTGTTGGTTATCACCACCGCCAATACCGACGCCACACCTGTGATAATTGCTACCCAAACACTTGCATCCATATCAGTCCTCCTCACTCAGCCGCAGCAGCATATCATACTCCTGCGGGCTGATTATTTTTTCTGCTTCCTCTCGGAGTAGATGCATTTTGAATTTCTTATTGATGTTGTTTTGCTTATACCATTTGTTCCAGTAGTACACATTGGCCAGTGCTCTCGCCTTGTGCATCACGCAGATATTGGTGCTGCGACAGTTGACCGAGCCAGTCTCCTGATAATTCCATGCGGAGCACCATGCGCAGCCGGAAGCGACCGGACATTCCCAGCATTCATCCGTAGACTGCGAACGACGGGTAATGCTGTCAAGGTATTCCTTAATTGCTTTGTGCTCCGGCTGCTCAAATACCCCATCGACGGTACCGACGATAATGGGCGGGACATCGTTGCCCAAAGAGGATGGCATATACCGCAGGCAGGGGTAGGCAATACCATCGGGGTCAAACGCCAGCATGGCCCCGGTACCGCCGCACCAGTTCCCGTTTTCTTCTGGCGGAAGCGGGTGGAAATTATCTTCCGAGAACAGGGAGACCGTGGTGCCATCGTTGTTTGCCAACAGTTTATCAGCCATCTGCTTCATTTCATCGTACAGCACCTTGGCGTGTTCCGGTGTCCACTTGGCTTCATGTACACAGTTGGCGTGTATTGTTTTCATGCCCTCGGCCATAAAGAAGTCCACGATGCGGTTAAGATTACGGATGTTCTCCGGGGCAATGGTCACTTTTGTCCCCAATTCTTCGTAGAAGTGGGCGTTAAAGTGCTTCATTGCCGCGTAGGCGTCATCAAAGTTACCGCGCCCATCATGATAGACCCGGCAGGCATCATGGATCTCTTTCGGCCCGTCAAGCGTTACAGCGAAGCTCAGATTATTCCGGAACTTGTGGAGGAACTCCTGCACTTTCGGTTCAAAGTACAAAGCACCATTCGATGTGATGTTGACCCTCCATGTATAGATCCACGGGTGCTGCAGCTCCAGGCAGCGCCGCACAAAGTAGGTGCAGATATCATCGATCACATCAATAGCCATCAGAGGTTCCCCACCGATCATATCCAGAACAATGGCCTTTGTTTTACGGTTGATAAAAGTCCCCTTATCTTCCTCCCACATTTTGAAAAGGAGGTCTACCCCTTTTCTGGCCGTTTCTTTTGACATTACCCGGTGCCCCTTATGCCCCTGGTAGCAATAAGTGCAGGCCATCGGGCAGTCATCGGTCACCTGAAAAGTAATGTCACGGCAGAGAAATTCCTCCGGCAGCATTTTGGCGCTCTCCTCCGGGTACAAGGTGCAAAGGTAATCCGCATAGCTTATTTCGCTTCGCTTCATACGGCCTCCATCTGATACTCAATGGCGCACTCGTCAAAGTTAAAAGAGTAGCTCATAACTGCGCCGTCGGGCTTAAAGCGCTCACTCACTTCTCTTTTGGCCAGCTCCAGCTCCACGCTCTTTGCTTCACAGCTATCGGCATACAGCTGCAGGTTTTTCTCCAGTACATCAGGCTGCGCCATCAGATAACGCAGAACACCCAGCGCCGCGTTGTACTCGTACCACAGGCGTTCCACGCAGGTGCAGTCCTGCTCAGGGATCGTTACTTTCAATGCCATTTTGATTCCTCCTTAGAGTTCAGCGGCATACAGATCATAAGCCGCCGAAGTTTTCTTTATTTCTTCAATTAAAATCTTCAGCTCCGGGAGGAATTTGGTATCCTTAATATACACTCCCATCAGTTGGCGCTTTATGGTTTCCATCAAGAACCATAAGAAAGAGCCTTTTTCTGCACTGGGGTACATAGCGAGTACGGACAAGCTCCGCTCAACGATTTGTTCTATGCTACTGCCATATCGTTTGCGGTCAAGGACAAAATACTCTGTAACAGCACCTTTTACGGCTTCATCATATTTAATTCCCAGTGCATCCTCAACCTTTGCGATTACATTGGAAGCATAGCTGCGTACCGTACTTTCTTCTGCATTCACGGCAGGAGCCATCGGTTGATCACATAAAATGGGATACAGTTCTCGGCCAACTCCCACCTTTTTTTCAGCTAAAGCCTCCTTGATCTCCTGAACAGAAATCTCGGAAAGTTCTGCCACTTTTACCATAGCATTTGCTTGATATACGCCTATCATAAATTTACCTCCTACAATTAAGATGTTCCAGATGTTGATACACAGGTCGTTCTACAATTCGTAGAGCATATACTGCCGCAATTTCCTTTGCACCCTCCAGTACAATCCATTCTGCAGGCTGCCGTACAGTTGCTGGTGCAGCCATCCCGCCAGCAAGCTCCTCCGCACGATGTGCTGCAGCCTCCAGAACATGTCCCTTCGCAGTCGCCAGTACAGGTTCCACTACACCCGCTGCAGTCATAAGAGCAAGATCCGCCACAACCAGAACAGCTATTATAGCATCCGGAGCTGCACAGTCCGCTGCAGCCGGATGCGCAATCCGAACCGCTGCCACGCATGGGATATGCTTCATGGGCTGCCAGCTTTGCATCCAGTGTGGCAAGCTCCGGGACGGCGTCCCCAGCTGCTTTTTCGGTATACCCACTGGGCGAAATCGCGTTGATCGGTACGACCAGCTTGTTAAGGTGTTCCGGTTTGACGATGACCCCATTGGCGGGGACAACGCTGTAGTCGTAGGCTGCTCCGGCATAGGCCGTCAGAGAGCCGGAGCGGCAGCGACGATTCATTTCCGCTTTTACCCTTGCTTTAAGGCTTACAAAGTCCGAGGCAAGAATCTGGTTCTGAGAATTAAGAGCCAATATGTTTCACCCCCTTAACTGAATGCCGCGCCAACAGCTACCCATGCAGTGCCGTTGTGGTATTTGATAATACCGCCGTTTGCGGTATCGATCCACAGCAGCTTGGTATCCGGTGCCGTAGCGGAAGCTACAAAGCCACCGCCGCCGGATGGCGCATAGATGGCATTGCCGGAGATACTGCCCCCACCGTTGATGATCTCTGTTATCATCACCTGTACCTCCATGTCCGCATTGGGCTTTTCGCCCATTGCCTTGGCGGTAAGGGTACCGTTGTTGTTCTCAATCCAAAGGGCAGATGTACCGCTGTCGAGGATAGCGCCAAGAGCGGTTGCATCCATCTGGATATCCGCCTTGCTGTTTACGGTAATGTCGGAAAGGGTTATGGTCTGCGCATAGGGGCTTGCAGCTCCTGTCCACCCGGCAGCGGTCAGGGTAACGCTCGCTTTCTTTACCTTGCAGGCGTTAATCGCTGTCTGCTGTGCAGTGGAAACAGGCTTATTGACATCGCTGGTGTTATCTACATTTCCAAGTCCGACCTGGGCTTTGGTCACGCCATGTGGGTTAGCCTTATCGGAAACATGGGTATAGGGGGCCTGCTTCACATTGTCCACATTGCTAAGGCCAACTTGCGTTTTGGTTACTTCGTGAGGGTTGGCCTTGCTTGCGATATGGCCGGGCACATCCGCCAGCGCCGC